TGCGGGCTCGTTGTGCAAGTGGATTATCAGGCTGATCTTCGCGTAAAGCGTCAAGACGGGCGTCTGTGTTTAACACCCCGTTTAAAGCCCCAATCCACTTGTTGATATCTTTAATTTGGTTTTCTTCGCCTGCAAGGTTCCGTCGCGTTGCATCAGTCCAACGAGACACCGCAGGCTTGTCGCTGTAGTGCTGATCAATGTGAGCAAGGAGTGCTTCTAAGCCAGCTTGGTTTAGTCCTGTTCCAAGATATAATGTGCCAAGCGGTGATTTGTTAAACTCAATGCCATCCATTTGGTTAAAAGCGTCAGTGTTTTCCTGCTTCTGTGCTGCAGCTTCTTGCGCGTCGATTTCTTCCTGACGCTCGGCTTGCTGTGCCTGTGCAATCAAAGACGGCCCTGTGGGTGTTCCGAGGCCGTCGTTGCCTTCGTTGAGCTTAACGAAACGCTCAACCAGTTTGCGACGGGTGCCGCCCTTGCCACCCAGCACTTTGTCGATGGCCTGACCGCCGAGGACAATAGCGGCCTGTGGGACGAGGCTTGCACCATTAGAGGAAAGCAAAGGCAGACCGCCGACAACCACGTTGCCAACTCGGGTAGGGTCATAGGACTGACCACCTGTCATAAGCGGATTAAAGAGGTCGGTCCACTTAGAGATGCCGCCCTTCATGCCATCTTTAAATAGGTCGGTGACAATGTTGGACTTCTGAAGCTCCTGCAGAAGGGTGTCGCCCTCGGGATTACCAGCAACGAGGCGCTTGACGGCGTCAAACTGGTCTGTGGTCACCTTGGCTGAAACCTTACGCTTGGCTGCTGTAATACCAGATTTAGCGGGAACGTAGTCTTTCAATAGCTGATCAAGAGACTGCGCTTGCTTCGGGTTCAGTTGCGGCTTGAGAAAAGAGACAAGTTCCACAATGCGGTCTACTTGCCCGCGCCGGTAATCCTCCAGAGCCTGCTTTGCGCCATAGCCAGAGGTAGGATCAATGTCGCCAAGGTTATATTCGTTGTCTTCTGCTGTCTTTCTGAGGCTCCTCGCAACATCGGCGGCAGCGGCACGTTGGGCAATCTGTAGATCAGTTGGATTGCGCGGGCTTCCGTCTCTGTTAAAGACGTTGGAGCCTATGACGCTACCCATGCCAAAGCCTGCAGCGGCACCTTGTACGGCAGACGAGCCGACCTCGTCACTAATGGGGTCGCCGGTACCAATGTTAGTGAACGCTTGCTCTTGCGCTGACTGCAGAAACTCTTCGCCAAGTTCTGTGGTGCCGCCGATAACAGCGCCCTTGGGTGAAAGGCCGCGCGTTGCAGAGCCTGTACCACCACCGGCGATTGCGGTGTCTACATCTGCGCCACCTAGCTTTTGGTTTACCTTAGCGCCCATGCGGCCAATGACGGCAGTCAATACACCGGCAGGCAAAGCAGCAAGGCGGTCAGGGGTATATCCCTCGATGCCTTCAGCTTCCAGTTGGGCAATGATGTCGCCAGTCACAGCGCCTGCGGCTATGCTGCCCTCGCCTATAGCACCGGCGGTTGCGCCAGCGGTGGACGGGGCAAGCTTTGCAACGCCGCGACCAATGATACCGCCGCCTACGAGGTAGGGCAGGGCTTGGCTGGTCAGCATCAGGGCTTGGCTTGGGTTCTTCATAATGAAATCAGCCGCTGCGCCACCTTGAGACTTCATGTTGTCAATGTGGTCGCTGATCGTGGCGTCTGGGCCAAGTTGTATCGCTGATTTAGCGACAGCATCGGCCATGTCGGCGTTCATGTTCTTTTGGTAATCGGACAACAGAGCGTCATCGACAAACTCACCGGCATTCATCAGGCTCTGAGCAATAGGGTCGGCTACTTTGTTAAGCACAGGCACCTGAGAGCCAATAGACACCATAGCCCCAGCCGCTTTAGGAACGGCTCCCGCAAAAGAGGCACCGACGTCTGCAATGGCGCGGGGAAAGCTGCGTTCATCTTGTTGAGGCTGGGCGGCTGCGGGCTGCTGTTGTCCGCCCTGCTGTGCCATCATTTGCTGTATGCCCTCGGCTGCAGCCTGTGCGTTTGCCGCACCCTCTACGGTGAACTTGCGCCCATCGGGCAGTTCAACTTGGAAATTAGCCATGTAAGGGAAGTCCTATTTTGCAGTTTTAGCAGGTGCTTCAGTGATTTTCATGTTGCCAATCTGGGTAACAAGACCACTAGTGGGGTAATCACTAGTGTATTGCATTGTATCGCCAGCAGAGATGCGAATGCCGAGCATTGTAGTCCTGCGGTTTTCGCGTTTCTGGGCAATTTCAGCCTCTCCATCCCCAAATTGAGGGAAGTATTGCTGATTGGCATTTTCAAACTCTGCATCGCTAATAACAGCGCCTGATTCACGACGCAGCACCGCATTGACGAAGTTACGACGTGCTTGGTCGTATTGACGGTATTCTGGACCAACTATAGCATTACCAAAAACCGGTATCTTTGAGCCTACAGTTTTCCAAAATTCAGCACCTTGCCCGTCTAATTGGCTCAGTACACGCTCGGCATCAACGCCTCGATTATAGAACCCGAAACTCTTGCCTTGGAAATCTTTTACTTTGCTTAAGTCGCCACCGCCACCAGCGCCCTTGTTCTTAGATGCCGCCAACGCAGCAACACGATTAGCATGTGCCTGCCTGCGTTCTTCCTCGATTTTAAACGTGTCCATCGAAGCTTGGCGATTGGCTTGGTTGACGTCGGCACTTGCGCCGTACATCGCACCGAGTTGCGCGAGAGAACCTTGACCGCCTTTCGACAGGCCTGCCATGCCCATTCGCATGAGGCGCTCACCGAGGCCAATCTGCATGTTGGGCAGAGCCGAGCCCCGCGCGTTGCCGGTGTATCCGCCGGTCATGCGTCGGGCTGCGTTGCCGGTGCTGGCTGTGTTGGATGTAGGCTGTCTGAGTACGGGACCTGTGTTGTCTTTAGTGACGACGGTGTTACCAGTGCCGTTTTCATTTTGCGTTGTCAGGGCAGGGGGCTGTGCTAAACCGGCGTTAAAACTCATGCCCATTGAACCGCTTTGCTGACTAGGTTCTTGCGCGTCACCGCCATTGTTAGCAGCCTCGATTGCCGCTGCTGTTTCCTTGGTAACAGGTACAGTGTTTTCCCCATCAGTAGCAAAGAACTCATCGCCATCAACTCTTAAGCTAATGCCGTATTTTCTCACATCTTCTGCGCTTGTACCTGTAATATAACCAAGAGCGTTATACGTTAGACCAGATAAAAGTTTGGTTAGTATGCCGCCGTCACTGTGACTTTTACTGTCTGATAGATCTAGACCTTTGTACTCTACAGCATCCCCCATAGCGTTGCGGGCGTAGTCTTGGTTCGTCATTATGCTGCTGTAGCGGTTATCCAGTGTTTCGCCGTGTGTGGTCAGGGCCGCCATTTGCTCATCTGTGTAGCCGCCAGTATCGTCAGTGTTGTCAGTTCGTCTGAGAAAACGGAGAATGTCGTCTGGCACTCCTGTCCTTGAATGATGATTCACAGGAACAATGTCCCCGTTTTTGTTGTAGCCCACACTTAACACCGGCTCTGTGTCGCGGGCGTGTCGTTGTGCAGGGGTTAAGTCGTAGCCGCTCAGCGCAGGGGGCATAGAATAATTACGCATACCCATGAAGGATTGATTGTTTAATATAGCCATCTGATTACCCATTGTACCCATAAGCGCCAAAGCCGTTTTGTGGGGCACCATAATTGTGGACTGCACCTGTGTTTGGGTTTGTCCACGGACTGATGCCTGCTCCCATGCTCTTTGCAAAACCAAAGCCTGACATGCCGCCTTGCATAGCTGACGTAAAAGGGTCGTTGTAATTTGGTTTTACTTCTCCTACCGAAGTGGGCGCTCGGCCAAGCATGTTGCTCATGTAGCCTTTGTACTGATTCATACCGAAATCTCGGTTTCCTTCGAAGCGAGCTTGAGCATCGTCCATTCCAGCTTGGTCGTAGCCTTGCAGGACATTGCCTGCGTTCATCCCAAAGTTGGCACCCTCGCCCATTGTGTTGAGGCCGTCACTATAGGCAGAGCGGATAGCGTTGTTGGCTGATCCTGCTCCGGTAAGGGCGTCCCCTTGTTGATTGAACTGTGCGTTCTGTTGAGCCAATGAGCGAGCCATAAAGGCATCATTGATACCGGCTGAGACATCAGCGCGTCGGTCATCGTAACCGCGATTTGCGATAGCCTCTTGGACACCAGCCCTGCTCGACGCTGTGTTGCCCGAGGCACTTGCGCCTTGGTTGATGGACGGCAGTACGTTCTCTTGTAGGTTGCGGCGATCATCGCGCATTGCGGCGTCAATCATTGGCTGAGAGTTGTTCAAAGCATACTGCTGCGCAACAGCCATGCGGTCTGTGTTGGCGGCGTTGTCTGCCATGCTGGTGTAACGCCCGTAAAGATCTTGGCTTTGATTACCGAAGCCTGCAAAGCGGTCCATCATACCAGCACCGCGATTGATCATGGCATTACTTGCGCCACCCATCGCCGTCGCTGTGTCAGTAGAAAAGGCGTTAGGTCCGGCGTAGGTAGGCCCTTGGTAGTAACCCTGATCTAGGACGTTTGTCAGGGCACCTTGACCGCCCGTTAGCGCCGAATCGACATAAGGTTTATATTGGTTGAAGCCCGCCATTTGTGCCGCTGTCGCTGCGTCCATCGCTTTGGATTGCTTGTTTGCGCCAAACAGGCCGGTTAGCCCACCGATAAGTGCGCCTCCTATTAGTGGGTCCATCTGTAGGGCCTCCAATTCTCTTTAAATGTCTGTGTGTGTGTGTGTTTGTGCTTGTGATATCCGCTGCTATAGAGCGTCGTAGCCCCACCGGACGATTATGCTTCCTTTATTTCCATTGTTGACAGTGTTGGGTGCGCTGGGAGGAGCAGGTGCCGTCGAACCACCACCAACAGTAGCGGATACCACGGAGCCTTGACCAGACGTTAAGCGGCCAAACAATGCAATGCCTGAGCCGCCACCGCCGCCTCCGCCAGAGCCTGAATTACTTGTGAATACATCAGCCCCGCCAGCGCCACCATAGTAACCGGAGCCACCGCCGCCACCACCGCCGATTGAAGTGCGCGGGTTCGGTGCGAATTGAGCAAGTGCTTGACCAGCATCGCCGCCTGTCAACGGACCAGCGACCGAAGATAAGGCGTGGCCGCCATCTGCGCCATTGTTATTGGATCCTGCGGCAATCGTTGTCCCCCCGTCACCGCCACCAATCGTGCCAGAACCTGAGCCACCCGTACCATCGGTGCCAGCCGTACCGCTTTGATTAAATCCGCCGCCATTTCCGCCAGCGCCACCCTGTTGATTATCATCTGTTCCGGCAGATCCGCCGCCGCCTCCGACGATTAGTACAGCGTTGTCATGGGATAAAGTTGTTGGGCGCTTTCTGTCTTCTACTGAGTTATTTAAGAATAGACCTGTAAATCCGCCTCCAAATCCACCAGCGCCTCCGTCACCAGGTGACGATCCATAGCCGCCAGTTGATATATCTTTCCCAAATGCATAATTGCGGGGATACCAAACGCCGCCGGTGGTGGTAGTACCAAAGGGATTTGGTTGCTGGGCCTGTCTGTAACCCCCCGCTACGGTTGAGTCTGGAACTACCCAATCGTTTAAAAAGTTCCGACCGCTATAACCTATGACAATCTGAGCATCTTCAATTTCAATTCCAGTCATTATGACACGAGCTATGCCGTGGCCGCCTGCTCCGGCAGCTTGAGGGGCAATCGTATCCATAGTGCCAGGCGCACCAGAGGCACCAGACATTTCAAACTCAAGCACGATTTCATCTGCAGAAGCGACGGTAAACGGCAGTTGGTCTTTTAAAGGATGAACACCGAATGTCAGCGCCGGTGTGGCACTTGCGGGCGGTACAAAGAGACCTCCGACAGCGGTTAAGTTGCCCGAAACGGGCTCCCAGTTGTTGCCATTGTACACGACAAGACCAGAGTGGCCCGCGATAGGCCTCCAAGGTGAAACGGAATAGCGAACCATTCCTCGGCGCTTTTGCTGGGGCTCTGCATCCGCGATCAAGATTGTTGCTTCAGTCACTGAAGATATTGTGCGCTCAATGTTTTGAAATTCGTTGCCAAGCACGTCGCGTAGTTCACCGGTAGGTAGGACTCGTCGGCTATATCGTTGCACAATAGCGTCGGTTCGATCACTTATGATGTCGCGGTGGATTCGCGTAAACGAACCGCATGTGATCTTACCCGTGGCCGCCGCACGGAATATTGCTTTGGCATCGAGGGTTGCCAGAGTTGAAATGTCTGCTGTTGCTGATTGGTAGTGAACTCCTACTCGGCGGGCACTTGCAGTTGCAGTCACTGCTACGTTTTCAACGGCTGCTGTAGGTCTAGCGCGTAAGCAGACGCCCAATCCGGCGGCAGTCACGTCCACAGAAGCTTGTGCTAGCTTAAAGTTAATCACTAGAGCATCAGAGACACCTGTGATCGCAAGGCTAGCTGTTGCACTAGACGCACCGCGAACACGAGCAGAAGAAACGGCGATGCTGACAGCAATAGTTCCGCTTGCGGGCGACATCGTTTTGATCTTGGATGCAGCAGCTAGGGAATTGGCGGCAATACTTCCTGCGCCCTCTGCGCCAAGGATCACAGAGGCTAGAGCGTCATCAGCAACGGATAAAGCTTCAGAGCCTGATACCTGGCGGCTGCGGAAAGCTGCGCCACTGCCATCTACAACGGGAGCGGTGCCTGATCCAACGCGCTGACGGACGCGAACGTAAGGAGCAGCGTTTTCAGTGACTGTAATTGGTGCCGTCTCAGTAAATCCCGTGACGAGATTATAGATCTGAGGCGTACTCGCTGTGACACCGATTGCGCCAGTAGCCTGGGCGTGAATTAAATGTAGCTGGATGCAGTTCGCGGTGGCTGTCGTATCGATAGTGCCTGTGCCAAGCACGAGCCTGTGTCGAGTAGCTGTAGCAGGCGCGGCGGTGGCGTTGATCTCGCCAGAACCTTGTGGATATTGGACGTGCAACGCAGCAGACGTGGTTGCATTGAAGACAATATCGGCTGAGGTCGTAGAAGTCTGTACTACCTTTGAGCCGTAGTATAAGGGGTCGGGCAGCACGGTTGCCGTGGCAGTAACGGATGCAGTAGCCGCAGAGCCTGTCGCACCTAGGACGCACAAAGCGTTCCCTGTGCCTGTCGCGGCAATACTGCCCGATCCCGCTACGTTGAAGATGCCGCTGGCGCGTACGCTCTCGCTGATAACGACGTCGTTGCCTGTGCTGCTTTCTACTTTGCGGGCGCGGACAGCTTCAGAAGCTGCAGCACTAACGGAGATATCAACGTTAGCAAGCAGTACAATTTCAATAGATCGTGCAGACGCAGAGGCAGTGACTGCAACGTTACCTGAGCCCGAGACAGAGCCTGAGATCCGACTTACAACGCCCGTGCCTGTGATTGCAGCGGTAATCGTAGTTGGCGTGTCGGCAAAGTTGCCCATGCCACTGTGATAAGCACAGTAGAAATACAGGGGAGGTCCACCATCGGGAACTGTGATCTCTGTGTAGGACCCTGATGAGCCTGGCGTGCCCGCTGTGGTAACGCCGGTGGTATATTCGGAGCCGCCATTGTGGGTGCCATCGTCAGTTGTACTGAAACGCAGCGGGTGATTGCTGTTGCTGCTGTGACTTTGACTAAAGCGGTAGGTATTACCCTCGTACAGAGTAAGCGGGGTGGCGATGGAGCCATTGATGTAGTACTTNCCGCTTACGACTGTGACTGTGAATACTGTGGTTGAAGCTGTGTCAGTACGAGCGTGGAAGATGCCGCTAGCTGTAACGTCGCCTGTGACTGCCAGAGAGCCTGTAGCGACTGCACCCTTGGTTGCCCCAGCGGTAGGGTTGCTAGCAGCGACCGCAATAGTGCCGCTTGCAGGGTGAGACTGCAATATGTTGGTCGTTGTGCCCGTAGACGTTGATCCGTCTGTACCGAGAACCTGACCGCCCATAGGCGCAGTTTCAAAGGATGTAGACCCATACGAAGGGGCGCTGGACGCGGGTGCTGGTACGGCTGCAAGCGGTTGCCCGATGAGCGCGTTGAAACCTAGCATGTCGGGTTAGCTCACTGTGCTAAATTGCGTGATAATTCGCACCGTGGAAGACTGCACATACATTTTGTGCCCGCTAGGCGAGAAGGTAATTCCGTTACAGTTTCCCATGTACGGAGTTGACGAACCAAAGCTACTGCCCGTACTGCTTACCGCGTAGCTGTTGTTTGAATAAGTGACACTACTTGCGTCCCAACCGGAACTTAATGAATATTCATGGATAGTTCCGGGGCTTCCAAATCCCAAGATAAACAGCTTTGTTCCTGATGGGCTCATTGCAAATGACCATGCTGCATCTGCAGTGCTGCTCGTCTGACTGCTGTAATTAAAGCTGTTTGACGTAGTGGAAATCGTTGAAGCGTCAAAGCCAGTCGTAAGATTAAACTGATAGATTAAAGTGGGATTACTGCTCAAAACAAAAAGACGCTCACCGTTTGAGCTAAACGCTGCGTCACGGGGATTTGTGTAGGCATTTAAAGAATAGCCATCCACGTAGGTAATCGTGGACGTTAAATCATAAGCTACTGATAACGTATATTCATACAGACCTGTACCGCCTTGCGCGATTGATGCGGTATTGAAGTTGCTTTGATGCAAGATAACCATCTTTGTCCCATTTGCATTAAACAAGACTTTTCTGATGATATTTGAAGTTTGGCTTGGGTTAAAGAAAGAGTGGTAGCTAGCCGTGCTGACGTCCCAAGCTGTTGAAAGACTATAAGAAACCACGCTGTCCGTAGGCGCAGAGCCGCAAACAAACATCTTTGTGCCGTCGTGGCTGAATGTGACGCGGTGGTTCGAGGAGTTTGTATTTGAGTTAGAGCTATCGTATGGATTGAAACTTTTGCTGTCGTAGCTGCCATTTGGCAGATCGAAACCAAAGGTCAACGTAAACGCCGACACAGCCTGCGTCACCGAATTGCCGTCAGACGCCGAGAAGGTGAGCGAGAACGAACCTTCCTGCGTGGTGCTGGGCGTAATTGTGAACACATTGTTGTTCTGCGTGACCGTCGCAGTGCTGCCCAAGCTGCCCGACGTAACTGTGTGCGAAAACGTGATGGGGAGGCCTTCGGGATCGGTACTAGTCAGGGTCAGTACAGTAGCTGTACCATCGGTAGCCAGACTGTAGCTTGCGTTTGCGCCAGTGATGGCGGTGGGTGCGGTGTTAGTCAAAGTTGCAATGAGCCACCAGCCGGTCGCCGTGTACATGTATAGCTTTTTCGTGGCGTTAACCATAGCAATGTCACCAACGACCATTCCCGTCGCGGATGTCAAATCGTTAATGGTGGCGTATACGACCGGCCCAAGATCGGCGGCGGCGGCGGTGACAAAGACGATAGAATCCGTGGTCGCCGTGATTGCGTTCCCGCTATTGCTGGACTCGCTTGGTGTTCGGGTGAGAGTGTTGGCCGAGGAATCGAAAACACCGCTGCCTAGCTCCCATGCAGTGGCAGGCCCTTCTATCGTGTAGCGGACGGTCGATCCAGAGGCAGTGCCTGCTTGCGCCAGCGTCTGGTAGCCCGCAGACGCCGCTCCCAAAGTTAGCGTCCCTGTGCCGCCGCCTGCGACTGCGGTGATCGTGTGCTTTACGCGGTTTGCGAGTGTGACCATCTTTGTCTCCTTATCTGCTTACGCAAACATGTGATCGTCGCTAGGATAACTAATCTTTGCCCAAGCGTGCAGGGTTGTTATCTCTTCTACAGACAAGGACCTATTATAAAATATAAGTAATTTTAGCTGACCTGTTGCAGCGGACGTACTCGAAGTCACCCTGTTGATTGGAAAGACAAAACCAGAGTTTAAGTTAGCCGTTTGCAAGACAACAGAGCCCATCTTTGTCGAATATAAATCGTAGGCGGCATTAGAGGCTGTTTTCTGCGTTATATCTTGTTTGTTGACATAAACGACTTCTTTATCTGTGATATATCCAGAGGTCATTCGCGCCCCCGAATAGCTGCTCATGATATCGCCAGTATTTCCGATTTCTGTGGCGAAACCAAACGGGCTGGTGCCAGAAGGATCTTGAGCAAACCAAAGCTTTCGAGCTGTAGTTGAATCGGCTTGATACACTGCAAAAATAGATACTGAAGAACTTGATGTTGAAAAGGCAGATCCGCTGTAGCTGAAATCATTGACACCGCTAAATGAGAATGATGGACGTGAGCCAATTCCAGAGCTGTTATAAGTAACGTTTGAATCTATAGTTAAATTAGGCCCGCTGTTGCCCGAAACATCTGACCACGTTGTACCAGAGCCACTGTAGCTGCTTGGATCTTCAACATCGTAGTATCCTAGTAGGCCGCTAGTGACTGGGGGTAGAAAGCTATGATCAATCAACGTGGTTGCAGTGGCAACTTTTACACCGTCGCTGGCCTTAACGCGAAAGTTGATGCTGCCTGCGTTGTTGGCGTTAGTTGTACCGATCACAGAGAAAACACCTGTGCTTTGATTCATTGAAGGGGCTGACGCAAATTGTGGGGGCAATGAAGACGCATTGTAGATTGTTGAGCCGCCTAGCGCATCCCAGCTATATTCTATTGGAAACCCTTGCTCATCGTAAGCTTTTGCATCAATCGTTATAGCCGTTGTACCATCTTTACGAAGACGCAAAGCTGTTGGAAGCGACGAGGCAAACAAAGGTGCGGCGTTGTCGAGATCCTTGGCAGTGACTCCTATGAATACCTTTGCGCTTGAGGTCAGGTCTAATGCAGCATTGTTTGCAGCGCTGCTTTCCTCGACTGTACGCACGAGAATTGTGCTGTTGTTGCTCACAGCAGCCGTTCCGATCTCCCAATCTGTGCCATTGTTGTCTTCGACTATGTACCTGATCTGATCGCCATCTGAGACCCCAGCGTCAAGGAAGCTTTGATAGCCTGCAACAGCGGACGCTAGGGTAATATTTCCGGTGCCCGTAGACGATATGGTCATCTTGGCCCGATTGGCTAGCTTTGCCATATTACTATTTCCTCTTCAGTCTGGTGGACATCGTTGTGATCAATCTGCAGTCACCGTATACGACGAAGCTGGGATGCGAACCACGTCGCGGTTGGTGGAAGCATCGATGTCGCTGTCAAAGCTGCCGCGCATTATCAGGTTCCCAGTCTCGGGTTCCTCGGCGTCGAAGATGCCCCAGCCCGTGCATATACTGTAATATGCTGCGGATGCAGGCCCGCGATATGCCAAAGTGGTATTGCCAAAGCTAGCCAAGTGCCACGACGGGTTGTTTGCAGCGCCTGTAACAGTCTCAAGCATATACCAGCTACTAAGTGTGCTGTAATCAATGCCGCCAGTCGAAGATCCAGGGGGCTGTGGGACCACGTTCGTGAATTGACCGCCGACGCGCTGAAAGATGCTTGGCACGATAGGAAACTCAACGCGGTCGTTCCACGTTCGTAGCTCAGTTGCGCCACTGTTTTCTTTTCGATTGTTTGTTGAGTCCCAAGCTGTGCTGCGGGCCGAACTATTGTCCCATCGACCCTCGTCTCGCGTCACTGAGTAATTTAGCGTGGCAGAGCTACCGCTGGCAGCGTTGTAAAAAAGGCGGCATCGCTGGTATCCTCCATAGGTCTCTGCAGAGCCATTTATGAGTCCAGCGTTGACACTGGAATTTACCGCAGCTTCCGACAAAGTTCTAATTGGCTGACCCGTACTCGTGTATGGGTAAGAACTAGCGTGGGTTACTGTGCCTGACGCATGGTCGTGCCATCTTGGCTCGTCGAAGCTGCCGCCGCCTAGCGTCGAAAACGAGTTGACTGCTTTGCCCAGTGTTGAGCCAGTGCGGTCTAACGCGAGATACAAAGCCGAGGGCATCGTCCACGCTGTGTTGCGAAGACAATGATCAGACCAAGCCTTAAAGGCATAAGGCTCTAGGACGCCAGAGGTGGCTATGCTTATACCGCCTGCAGGGATTGCAGCGCCATCGCCAACGATTAAGCTGATCGACGAAGGGAAGCTATCATAGTATAGTAGGTTTCCGCCTGTCTGAGCGTCAAAGATGCCCCAGCCATGCAGGGTTTCTGGGGAGCCTGTCAGACGTGGCGAATAAATGGTAGCGGAGCTTGAGATTGAGCTATTGCTTGGAGCGTTGAAACTGATTGCTTGTCGAGCAAGAGATGACTCAGTTTCTGTGCCTGTTTCTCCAAAGCCACCAGCGGTAGTAGAGAGGCCAAGATAGACTGCGGACGGGGCTGCGAAGGCGCTCACTCCAAGTAGATGGCTTAGGAACCGCGATTCGAGCCAGTCGCTCATAGCACCACTCAAGTAGTCTACTCACGCTGCGGTAATGTCGAGGTCGCCTGCCGCTACTCTAAGTACATCATTGACCTCAATGGTTTTTGCACTTGTAAAGGCACCATGCAGGAGCATATTACCACCTGTGGCTGCATCCCAGAGGGACCAATAGGCCACTGCGCCCCAGTTAGATGTAACGCACGGAGCGAAATCTACGGTTGCAGTGTTATCCGTTGTGCCACCTGACGCAGCATCAAAGGCGATAGTAATTCGGGCATAGCCATTACCCGAAAGCTCTGTGCCACCGGCGTTGTCGCCCATGCTGGCGATAGACAACCCAAGGTATACTGCAGACGGCGCAGTGTAGCTTGTAGTTGCAAGGATATGATCGAGCAACTTGTCCTCGAGGAAATCTGACATTGCAGACATTGTTTCTGTTCCTTTTTAGTGAGTTTAACGTTGTCATAATAAGATTAACTAGCGACGGCCCGTAACTACGACATCAATGTCAAAGCCCGACAAGCTAAAGTCCTTGGCATCAGGGACAGTCATTTGATAGCTTAAGTAGCGACCGCCCTGCCGAGTATCGAGCTTGTGATCGACGCTAGTATCAATAGTTTGCACAGAGCCAAAGTTAGGGACACCGGACGCCAACTCAGCCGATCCAAAGGTAAAGTCAAAGCTCTTGTTACTATTCGAGGTAGACACTTGCGGAATGATCTTGTTAATCACTTTGTAGCCCGTCAAAGGTATCTCGACTTCATCTAGGTCAATCCCCGTGCGCTTGATGAAGGGCAAGGCTGTTGCGACATCATCTCGGGGCTGAGATAAAGAGCCGGTGTCGCTTAGATCAACGCCGTACAACTTTGGCACAGTGATAGCCCTGCCTGTGGCGTTTACGGCGTCGGTGCTGTTGCCAATGCTAACCATGATGGCATGGCGATCAAAGCCTGCGTCTTGGGCAGCATAAGTGCCGCCCGCTGTGTTGTAGACGAGGGTCGTAGTGTCGTAGGTCCGCACAGAGTTTATGTTAGCTGTGGTGGCAGCGACGACGTGAGGCAAATCCATGAAAGACCACGTATTGCTTCGGTAGTTATACACAGCGGCCCTGTTAGCTCCCACCGGCGCAAAGGCTGGGTTGTCCGTGGTCATATCGTCGAAGCTCGGGTAGCAGAAGTAAATCTCGGATAGCGGGTGATTGTGGTAGACAAAGCAATGATGTGTCGCAGAGGTATCGAGGCCTTGAAATATATAGTCGCGGATGCGGTCATCTACGAGGCTTTGTTTCGTGGTTGCGTCGTGAGACCATATATCGTCCGTGTCAAAGACGTAGTGCTTGCCTTCGACCTCAACGACACAGTTCTGACTTAGAACACCGCAGCTACTAAAGATCTTGCGGAAGTTATGGATGAATGCCCCGCCAACAAACTCCATAAGCCAGACTTGGTCTTGGCTGTAGATGATAAAGTTGGTTCCGAGGCTCAGGCCATCAACGATTGGGGTTTCCATCTGGATGATGTCGTTGGTTCCTGCGCTCCGTGTAGGGTCAGTCTCATCCCAAGTCGTTGGTATAGAGTTAGCTAAGGCAAGGTCACTGAAGCGGACGCGATTGGGATAGCTTGTGCCATCCTCGCTGGTGTTCAAAGCGACGAGGAAATCGCCGTAGGTTCGCAAAGCGGTTGCCCTGTACGTGTTAGGCCAGAACGTCAGATCAGCGAACACCGTGCTGTTGGGACCGCGAAACACAGGCACGCGGTCCTCGCGGTTAAGGTAGGTAACGTCGGATAAAACAGTGGTCGTCAAAGCAGCGGCGGGGGCCGCAGACAGCAGCCCGACAGCACCCGAGCGATCTAGGAATGTATTGTTGACG